TTAACGAAAAGATTGAAGAAGCAAGAGAAGCAACCGAAACTTTAAAAGCAGTTAAAGAAAGCAGAAATAACTTAGGTGTAGAAGATGAAGATTTAGGCGATAAAGAAGCCGTAGTTGAAGTCAATGAACCAGACCTTTATAGAAAAGGTGGAGATCATAACTTTATTAGGGACGCTTATTCATCACGTAAGGGCGATTATCAAGCACAAGAACGTTTAAATTCACACCAAGAGTTTGAAGCAAGAGATGTTGGAACAGGTGCATTTACTGGACTTGTTGTACCACAATATTTGTTAGATATGTATGCACCAATAGCTAGAGCAGGATCAGCATTTTATAATGCTGCTTCCAAAGAGCAGTTACCAGAATTCGGAAACCAAATACAGGTTTCAAGGGTTACAACTGGTTCAAGTACTGCACCACAAGCTACTGAAAATGCAGCTGTATCAGAAACAGATATGGACGACACTCTATTAACTGTAAACGTAAACACTATTGCAGGTCAGCAAGACGTGTCAAGACAAGCACTTGAAAGGGGTGGTGGATCTGGATTTTCACTAGAAAATGTTATCTTCCAAGACCTACTTGCTTCCTACTACACGACTTTAGATAGTCAAATGTGGACAGGAACAGGTGCAAACGGACAGCATACTGGAATGATCCAAGTCGCAGGAATTGGTGCCGTATCGTATACGGACGCAAGTCCTACCGTTGGGGAAGCATTCCCTAAATTAGCTAACGCCATACAAACTGTTAACTCAAACAGATTTGCACCGGCAACAGCTATCTTTATGCACCCAAGACGTTGGGGCTTCTTCACAGCAGGTGTAGACGGCAACAACAGACCATTAGTATTACCACAAGGTAATAACCCGGACAACGCCGTAGGTGTTGGCGAAGCAGCAGCATACGGAAACGTTGTTGGTACTTTAATGGGACTTCCAGTTATCACAGACGCTAACGTTCAAACAAACGGTGGTGCAGGTGGAAACGAGGATCTAGTTTGGGCTATAAAAATGGACGACCTCAAAATATTTGAGGACGGAGTTATGCAACTCAAATTTGAGGAAACAAACGCAGGAAACCTTACAACCAAAATGGTTGTTTATGGATATTCAGCATTTGCTTCCGGACGTTACCCAACAGGTGCAGCTTATGTATCTGGTACAGGTTTCGTACCACCTACTTTTTAATTAAAAGCTAGGATAATAATCGGTTTTGTGTGTCGGGCAACCGACACACCGAACCACAAAGAAAGAACATTATGAGCAAAGATATAATAGAAGCATTAAAACAAGAATTAAAACATTACGAAATATACGGAAAGGCAAAACGTGCTGAAGAAGTTAAAAAAGCTATCAAAGATTTGGGTGGCAAAGTTGAAACAGCTAGTAAAAAACCTAAAACCGAAAAAAAAGTAGAAACTAAGAAGTAAGTAGGTACACACAATGGCAATTGTCAATGGGTACTGTACTCTTAGTGGTTTAAAGTCGTTCGTCGGTATAGGCGACGGTAATGATGATACTTTATTAGAAGATAGTGTTGAAGCTGCAAGTCGTCAAATAGACGCTTTTTGTGGTCGTGTATTTTATGCAGACGCAAATGTTTCAGCACGTAAATATTATACAAACGATCCATATAGACTTCGTGTAGATGATTTTTCAACTTCTACCGGGTTGATTGTAAAATATGATGATAATGATGACGGCACGTATGAAACTACTGTTGCAGCAACAGATTTTCAATTACTACCTTTAAACAGCGTTGCAGGTGGTATATTAACAACACCTTATTACATTATTGAACTAATTTCAACAAGTGTACACGAATGGCCACTTGATCTATCAAGCAACAGGGCAACAGCAGAAATTACAGCTAAATGGGGTTGGTCAGCTGTACCAGAGCCAATTAGACAAGCAACACTTATGTTATCGTCAGAACTATTTGCAATGAGAAATGCACCGTTAGGTGTAGCAGGTGTTGGCGACTTTGGTGTAGTTAACATACAACAAAATCGTGAGATCACTAGATTGTTAGCACCATTTCGTAAAGGTACAATACTAGGTGTAGCGTAATGGCTACATTGAGCGAAATAACAGACGCTATAAAAACAACCTTAAACGACAATATTACAGGTTTAAGAGTACACGACACCGTTCCAGACTTAGGTTTAAACTTCCCGGCAGCATTTATAGTGCCAACAGATATTGATTTTGATACATCAATGCAACGTGGAACAGATCTTTACACGTTTGATATTTTAGTAGCTTGTCAAAGAACAGATAGTAGAAGTGGACAAGATAAGTTAGCAACCTTTATTACAGGACAAGGTGGCACAAGCATAAGACAAGCTATATTTAATAATAGTACACTTGGTTTAGCAGATACGACTTCAAGATGTGTAGGCGTATCAAACATAAGTGCAGACGTTAATGTTAACGGCATTGACGCAATAGGTGCTAATGTACAGTTACAAGTTTATACGAAAGGAACAAGTTAAATGGCTAAATATGAAATCATAGGCAACAAAAAAGTAATGGAAAAAGTAAAAGGCGATATTATTACTATTGATGACGAACAAGTTGCTAAGTCATTAATAAAAGGTGGGCATATAAAACCTACTAAAATAACTAAGTCTAAGAAAAAAAGAGCAAGAACAGAAAACGGAAAATTTATAGCTGATGACAAAAGTACAACAGATGTTAATGAAGCGTGGGTAGAGGATAAAGAATAAATGGCTAAATTTGTATTCAACGACGGTAAAGCGTTTATTGGTGGTTATGATCTAAGTTCACACACAACAGCAATGAACCTAGAAGTCACAGCTGATGAACTAGACGCAACAACAATTAATAGTGGTGGTTTTAAGTCAAAATTAGGTGGTACTAAAGATAGTTCGTTTTCATTAGACGGTTTTTATGAAGCAGGTGCAAACAAACCAGACGCACTACTTGGTACAAGCATTGGTAACGAATTAATCGTTACAGCAGTACCAGACGCAGGTATAGGCAATACAGCTTACTTTATGAAGTCAAGTCTATTTAGTTACTCAATGTTTGGTACAGTTGGCGAGATCACACCATTTACAATAAACAAATCAATATCATCAGATGTTGTAGTAAGAGGAACAATCGCATTAGATACAGCTTTAATAGCAACAGGCAATAGTGCAGCTTATCAAGTTGGTGCAGTTGCTACCGGGGAAAAATGTTATGCTGCTGTACATTGTTATAGCGTTAGTGGTACATCAACACCAACAGTAACTTTTAAATTGCAATCAGATGATAATTCAGATTTTACAAGTGCAACAGATCGTGCAACATTTACAGCTTTAACAGCAATAGGTTCAGAAATTAAATCTGTTGCAGGTGCAGTAACCGACCAATATTGGCGACTAAATTACACAATAACTGGAACTAATCCTAGTTTTGGTATTCACGCAACTATTGGCATAGAATAATAAAAAATTATAATTTTTTATATACACTAAAATTTAATAATTTGCAAAACTTTTTTTTTCTGCTATAATGGTTATAACGTACAAATAAAAAAAAGGAGTGAAATGAGTGAACCAACACAATGGGCACAAGTAACACAATTAAACAATAGTAATGAAACTTGCGATTATATAGATTGTGAACGAAAAGCAATTTCAGAGTATGTCCCAGAAGATGGAAGTGTATTCTATTATTGTAATTCACATTAATTTTTTAAATATTATATCTATGTAAACGGAACTAATATTTAAAAGTTAAACCCCACTTTTTTTGTGGGGTTTTTCTATTGTTAAAGTAAAAATTTAACACCAAAAAAATTAGAAACTAGATCTATGTAAAGAAAATTTTTTTAGTTTTTTTTGCTTAATAACAAACAAGACTAAATTTACTTTATAATATATACAATTAAGTTTGAAAGGAGTTACATTGGCAACATTTGTATTAAATAACGCTAGTGTTACATTAAACAGCGTGGACTTATCAGACCACGTACAAAGCGTAACATTAGATATTACAGCAGACGAAGTAGTTACAACTGCAATGGGCGATACATTCGTTTCAAGAACAGGGGGACTTAAAGACGGTTCACTTGCTATTGAATTTCAACAGGATTTCGCTTCATCAGAAGTTGACGCTACATTGTTCCCATTGTTAGGTTCTACAACTGCATTTATTGTAAAAGCAGACGCAGGATCAACAAGTTCAACTAACCCGGCATATTCCGGTTCAGTACTTGTTAATTCACACGCACCAGTAGCTAACGGTGTAGGGGAATTAGCAACTATGTCTGTTACATTCCCAACAAGTGGTACAATTACTAGAGCAGTAAGTTAGTAAAAGGAGTACACACTATGAATGGTGGTTACGAAATAGAGTACCAAGACGGAAAAAAAATAGAAGCTGATATTAGACCAATAGATTTAGTTCAGTTTGAAAGACAATTTGATGTAGGATTTAGTGCCCTAGCTGATCCCAAAGAAGCAAAGTATGAACACGCTGCTTATTTGGCTTGGTTAGGTGCTAAACGTAAAGGGGAAACTAAAGATTTTGACGGGTTTTTGGCCGAGGTTAAAACCATTAAGGAATTTTCAAGTGATACCCCAAAAGCTCAATCCTAACTTCTATTGCACAACTAAGTCTAGCAACCGGGATTAGTCCCAATGAGTTGCTTAATAGCGATATTGGAATAATAAACGCATTAGTAGTTGAAATAGAAAATAGGAATTAATGGCGATAGCAAAAGCAAGGACAATAGGCGTATCGGGTGCATTAGGTGTATCTGGTCTAAATGATTTACTTAGACAATTTAAAAAACTTGACAAAGAGATAAATAAAACAATCCGACGTGTCAATATTGAAATTGCAAAAGAAGTAAGTAATGACGCTATACGATTAGGTAAACGTCAAACCGTTGCAGGTCGTCCAGTACATAGACGAGAACGTGCAGTACGTGGCATAAAGGCACGTGCAAGACAAAACCAAGCGTCTATTGAACTACAAGGTCATAAAAACGACGCAGTTCTTTTTTTAGAACTTGGTGCTAGATTTCAACCAGTACCAGTAAACAGAAAAAATGGCAATAAATTTAAATATTATAGACAAAAAGACTTAGGTAGATTACCTAACTCAAAACCCGGTGCAGGTAGATTGTATAGATCATTCATTGGCGAAAAAGCATTTCATTCTAAAAAAGGTGGTTATGTAGTTGGTAAAACAATACAAAACGCTTTACCTCAAATTGCCGACCAATACCTAGATCGTGTATTTAAAGCAATAGAAAATCAAATGGAAATGAACAAAGTTGTAAATATACCAATAAGATTTGCAACAGGCAATACAAAAGTTTTGGGCAAAATAACAAGGGCAGCATAATATGGCAGAAAAAAGATTAAGGTATGCGTTTATTGGCGACGCAAAAAGTTTAATAAGTGCAACACGTAAATCAGATACAGCTTTAGGTAAATTTAGTAGAGGTATAGGCAAAGTAGGTGTAGCAGCTGCACAAAGTTTTGCAGTAGTTGGCACAGCAGCTATTGCAATGGGTGCAAAGGCATTAACAGTAGCGTCAGACGCAGAAGAAGCAGGTGCAGCATTTGAAACTACATTTGGTAAAGCAGCACAAGATACAGGTAAGTTTGTAGAAGAATTTGCTAATAAAGCAGGTTTAGCGTCGTTTGAATTAAAACAATTATTAGCAACTTCTGGTGCAGTCTTACAAGGTATTAACTTTACGGCAGAGGGATCAGCAAACCTTTCAACAAAATTAGCAACCCTTGCCGGGGACGTCGCCAGTTTTTCAAATGTCAGTGGTGGCGCCAAACCAGTATTAGAAGCATTTACTAAGGCACTGTTAGGCGAACGTGAGAGTTTGAAAACATACGGTATTGCAATACTTGAAGCTGATGTAAAGACAAAAGCATTTGCAATGACCGGTAAAACATCAGCAGCAGAACTTACAAAACAAGAAAAAGCATTAGCAACTTACGAATTATTGTTAGAAAAAACAACAGTACAGCAAGGCGATCTAAATAGAACGCAAGACGGTTTTGCTAACGCAAGTAGGCGTGTACAAGCAGAATTAAAAGAATTACAAGTACAAATGGGTAATGAGTTGTTGCCAATAGCAACAGAACTTATGCCAGTATTTAGCGAATTAATTACTGCACTTGGTACTGGACTTACCCCGGTAATGAAAGAAATTGCACCAGTAATACAAAGATTGGTAGATATATTTAATATACTTGCACCAGTTCTTTTACCGTTGTTAGCAAAAGGTTTTGAAATATTAGCGTTTGTGTTAGAAGCAACAGTAAAAATTGCAGAAACACAAGTTGCTGTTTATGAAGCACTAACAACACAAACAAAAGAACTTAATTCTTTTACACACGATTATATTAAGACACAAGAAAGTGTTGTTGGTGCTTTAGAAAATACAAGTTTTGGTACTAAAGAACTAACTGCAAAAGAAAAGGCATTAGAAATACAAATGGCTAGATCAATAGCAATGGACGCTTTTTACTTACAACAACATAAAGACAGAATAAAAGCTAGTCAAGACTTGCAACAAGAAGTGCAAAGTGAAGATGATATGATTGGCGACCTAATCCGTACAAACCAAGCTAACACAGACGCTATACGTAACCAAGCAGAAGAAATACAAAACAGTTTATTACCTAACTTGTCAGCATTAGTAAGTGCAAGAAATAGAATTATAGCAATACAGGAAAAAGAAGAAAACGCTACTAAAGCGTTAACAAGAGCAAAAACAGATTTAATTGAAGCAGGTCAAGATTTATTAGATATAGATGACGACATAGAACGTAGTAATCGTGATCTAGAGGACGCAAATACTGCAATAGAACAAGCAGAAAAAGATTTAACAGAAGCTAAAGTTGAAGCAGCAAAAGTAACTGATGAGGAACGTTTAGCAATACTTAGACAAGAAGAAGCCGTAAACCAGTTAATAGAAGCACAAGACGGATCAGAAATAAAAACACTTGAACTTGCAATAGCTAGAGAACGTTTAAACGAGTTAAATAATGAAGCTACTGGTAGCAATAATGACGTAGAGGACGCAGAACGTAAGTTAACACAAGCTAAAGAAGAAGCTGTACGTGTTGAGGAAAAGATAACAGACTTACTAGAACAAAAAGAAAAACTAAGACTACGTGAAATACAATTAGCAGATGTTGTTAAAGAAAGACAAGAAGCATTAAATAAAGTAAGTAAAAATAATATTGATGTGTTAATTGCACTAGCAGAAGCACAAGAACGATACAATGCAGCTTTACTTGCTTTAGGCGACGGTAAAATGAACGCAGCATTTGACAAAGTAGCTGATCTTACTGAAACAACAGCTGAAAATGTTGAAAGTGCGTTAGATAATATGGGCATTGATACAGGTGGCGACAAAATAACAAGTAAACCACCAAAAGTAGTAGATCCTTTAGCAGGTTTTAACGCTAGACAAGCAGCAGATAGAAATGCAAATGCAGCAAGAGGATTAGCAACAGCAGGTGCAATGGGTGGTGCAAGTAGATTTGGCGAAACAACAATAAACTTTAACGGTAACGTTGGCAACGAACAAGACGCAGCTAATAAAGTTGTTGAAGCACTTAAAAGATATGAAAAAACTAACGGCAATCTAAGTCGTACAATAAATCTTAACTAATGGCTAAACCAACAGTACGTGTACGCATTGGGTTTACTGCAAACGAATTTACCTTAGACGATCTAGTACGTGGTGTTTTAGATACAGGTCAACTTGGTGGTGCAGTAACTTTAACAGATGTAACAACAGACGTGCAAAGTGTTAGTGTTAATCGTGGTAGATCAAGAGATTTAGACAGCTTTTCAACAGGTTTTGCAACCGTAAGACTGTTAAATAACGCTAGAAAGTACGAAAATACTAATACGTCAAGTCCTTATTCGCCGGGTATTGAACCGTTAATTGTGTTACACGTTGACGCAACAACAGACGGTGGTTCTAATTATGAAGATATATTTGTTGGTTTTGTAACAGATATTGGTTTAAGTTACCCAGATAGCAGCAACTCTTTCGCTGATTTTGCTGCGTCAGACGGTTTTATGAAATTAGCTAATACAGCACTTATTAACGCTTCGTTTGGTAGTCAAACAAGTGGTGCTTTAGTAAGTAGTGTATTAGATAACGCAAACGTTAAATACTCAACAAATAGAAATATTGAAACAGGCGTATCTACAATGCAAAGTTTAAGTGGTATTAGCGACAATACGCTAACGGTATTGCAACAAATAGAGCGTTCAGAAAACGGTTTATTGTTTATGGATAGATCTGGAACTTTACAATTTAAGTCAAGACATACAACGTTCCCTAGTACACCTAGTGCAACATTTAGTGATGACGGTTCAGATGTTCCGTATTTACAAGTAAATTATATTAATGATGACAATGAGATATATAACATTGTAAACCTAACACGTGTTGGTGGATCAGCACAACAAGCACAAGACGCAGGTAGCCAAGGTAAATATTTAATTAGAACATTGCAAAGAACAGGTTTATTTAACAATAGTGACGCAGAGGTGTTAAGTGCAGCAAACTTTTTACTTGGTAAATTTAAAGACGCAATTATACGTTTTGATGATTTAGTTGTTGATCTAACAGAAGCTAGTACAAGTCATCAAAACACAGTTTTAGCTAGAGAAGTTGGCGACGTAGTAAAAATAGAGTTAACTCCACCGGGTAGTGGATCGCCAAGCCAAATAACAAGCAATGAGATCATAGACGGTATAAGTTTTAACATAACACCAGACTTATTTACAATAACATATAAGTTGTCAAATGCTGATGTTCAAGCGTTTATGCGTTTAGATAACACGTTATTTGGTATTTTAGACACAGATAAACTAGGTTATTAATGACAAACACCTATGTAAACACAGTAGAAAGGATAAACTAAAAATATGGCAAACGGATTTAAGGTATTTTCAACAGGCGAAGTTTTAACAGCAGCAGACGTAAACGATTATCTTATGGAACAGTCTATAGGTATTTTCAGTAATAGCACTCAAAGGGACGCACAAATAACCAGTCCAATAGAGGGACAATTTTGCTATTTAGCAGACAGTAACGTATTACAGTTTTATAACGGTGCTAGTTGGGCTTCCTTTATAGGCGAGGGCGATATTACCGGGGTAACTGTTACAACAGCAGGAACTTCCGGGTTATCTGGTGGTGCAACTGCTACATCTGGTGCATTTTCATCAACATTAGTTATTTCGCCTAATAGTGCTACATCAGCTACCGTAGCTTCGGCAGATATAGTTTTAATTGGCGACGCAGATGATAGCAACGCCGTAAAGAAAACAACAGTAGCCGATATTGTTGCACTTGCCCCGGCAGGTGTATCATTAGGTTTAGTATTGGCATTAAGTTAAGAAAGGGATAGAAATTGGCAGATACATTACATTCAGTACAAGGTGTATTAGGAACATCAACAGGCGATATTGTTGACGCAGTTCCGTCATCTACTACCGAAACTTGTATAGGTATATTAGTTTCAAACGTAAGTGGATCAAGTGCAGACGTTACAATAGATTTAAGCGTAATTAGTCTGGTGGTACACTACGACACGTTTTAAATAATGTTTCACTACCATTTGGTACAACAATAGAAATACAAACCAAGATCGTGCTAGAAACTGGGGATAAACTTCAAGGTTTATGTTCAGCAGCTTCTAGTGCAGAATATAACGTTTCATTCTTACGACAAACTTAGAAAGGTAATTTATGCCTTATCTAGGTACACAACCAAATAATGTAAAACAGAATACAGGTTTATATGCACCTAGTGAAATACTTCAATTAACTAAAGACGGTAGTTGGGGTGGCTCATTAGAACTTATACAATCACAGTCTGTTAGTGGTGTATCACAAGTAGATTTTACTTCTATAAAACAAAATGTTTATGATGTTCACTATGTTCAATTAATATCTAT